TGTATCTCCGGCCCCTCGTCCCCCCGATCTTGCAATCGAGCCAGGGTGTTCTGATACTCCATGTCTAGCTTCTCGCCCATCTTGAGCCAATACTTGGGCCCTTCGAGGGGCATCTGCTGCCGTTGGACAGATAGCTGTGGCACTGTGACTATGGAATCCGGCACATTGGGAAAGTCCTCAACATCCCCCGATGCGCCTTCGCCCCCACGCACATAGCACATATTTATCGTAGAGCGTAATTCCAGTAAGTATTCATACTTAACCGGAAGCGTTCCTACGGTATATGATGAATCTAAATCTAGATTCAAACGACCCATACCCGATTCAATAGAATCAATGTAGTATGAGTCCAGGTACAATGGCCTGCCATCCTCTCGATTGTCTTGAGAAACAACATCATGTACTCGTGATCTTACTCTTCTTACAATTGAGTTGATATCGGCCATTGGAACCCCCTTAAATCGCTCGACCTACCGAGATTAACCAATTAGCAAGATTAGAAGGAAGTTCGTAAACCTCTCCTGCCTTGATCTCATAATTGATCCTTCCAAATACGCCTCTAGCATTTTGAGTTGCTTTAACACGAATGTTTTTAGGAACCTTATTCTTAACGTAGGCAACCTGGACAACTTCCTCCTTCTTCTTTGGTTCGGGAGCTGTCACTTTCGCTTCTTCCACTTTAGGCTGAACCACTGTGGCTACAATCTCTTCAGCAATCTCTACAACCTCAGCTTTTTTCCGAGGTGCTTTCTTTGAAGTTGTCTTAGTTGTCTTAGTCATAATTAATTCCTATTAAGCAGAGGTGATTGCTACTGAGTATTCAGGTAGAAGATTCTTAACACCAAAGATTGAGTACCAAGCCAATCCGTGTTTACGACCGAAGTCTTCAACACCATTGTCTCGTAATTCAACGGGTAAAGAATCTGCAATATAAAGACATTGATCACCAAAAACGACTGCTTTGTATAATGGTTCAGAATCTGCTGGATCAACACCGTTTTGTTCTAGGTTTGATGTTGTAAGATTCGCATCAAAAGCAGGATGACCTGAGGACACTGCGCCATTTGGCATATGAGTAGAGATAATGAAGATCACGTCTTCAAAACGTCCAATTTCACCGGTGAAGATATTACGAGTACCAACATATTGATGAGCATTTACCCAATCCGGATCTCGCTTTAATTGAGCAGCTTGATGAGGATGTAAGAAACAAACATAATAATCACCAAAGAATTTAGGCGCATTGTTTGTTTGAAGTAATTCAACTGCATCACGAATTGCATCGATATCCAAAGTGTCTCCTGCACGAAGAGCAAATCGATCCGCTTTTTCGTTAACAAAAATATTATTTGTTGTCTCAAAAATAGCATCACGAAGAGCCAAATCACGAACTACAGCAAAGTCTCGACCGAGAAGTGTAGCCGCTTCACCCATAACGTCATCCCAAGAAAGACGAAGTAATTTTTCGCTGACTTGGATAGCATTACCCCATTCACTTACTGTAATGGTTTTTTGATCTGCACTCATTGTCTTTGCAGATAAAATATCATCTTCATATAATTTACCACCACGAGTAATATCGTCATAAATAGTAAACTTAACGACTTCACCAGGAGCACGCTCTAGTTCTTGTTTTCTTACTGCAAATTCTTCAAAGCGCATTACTGCTTGTGCTTGATGAAGAATATCCAGGCTAAAGACTTCTAGTAAAGCTTCTGGTAATTGAGTGATTTCTGTACCGGTTCGGGCACCGGGGTTTAAATATGAACCTACACCTGATGCTGACATGGTGCTTCTCCTTTTCTTATAAAGTTAAAATTAAGAGTATTCTCTTATCTACGCATTGATTCTAAAGCTTTCGCCATAAGTTGTTGACGAACCGCTTGATAGTCTTGAGGACTTTTTTTAGACATTGAGTATCGATCAGCAGAGGCAACCGAAGTTTTTTCTCCACTTGGGGAGATAGGCTTCGGCACATTTACTGCCATTTCTTTTCTCAATTGGTCCTCAAGAGATTCTCTGATTGAAGATTCTCGTTGTTTGGCTAACTGAATAGCCTTATCTAATTCCTCTTTGTCTGAACCAACTACCAACTCCGGCATCAGGATACCTTCTTCTTGAATACGCTTTGAACGATAAGAGTTTAATTCCGATTCACGAATGCGTCTTTCTGCCTGCGTCTCAACAGTCTTGATCTTTTCTTGCAAAGCACTGTTTTGATCAATCACTTGTTGAATTTGCTTTTGTAGTCTTTCCATATCAGACAATTTAGAGTCCTCGATTTCCTCAAGTTTCTTCTTCGTTGAGTTCAACTCTTCTAGCACTTGCTCTTTTTGTTTCGCTAAGTCTTCAGACTCTTTTTTACGCTTCTCCATGGATGCATAAAGTTTGTCTTTCTCTTCTTTGCGAATCTTGTTTAACATGTCATCAACCTGGGACTTCGTATAGATGTCCTCAGCCGATTGTTGTTGAGCATTTACCTCTGTGGATGACTCTTGACTCTTAACTTCACTTGGATCTTTGTTTAGTTCGGTTTTTTCTGGCGTATCACTCATATTTCTTTATGTCCTACCATGTTGGTTTGGTGTGCTGAGATAGTTAGTATTAACGAAGGATGTCTACTTTAGGAGCTCGGCGTGCATGATTACCGCCAGCATTCATCATAGATTGAAGACGACCGTCAACACGAGCTTTATTCGGTTGATTTCGCATATCGAAGTAATCAGTCATTCCTCGATTACGAGAAGAAGCGTCTTGTCCAGGGCGAACACTTGGGTTAGCACGATTTGGTGAGTACATAGCCATAATGGCCTCCTTATCTCAAAATGTTTGTTTAAATATAAACGGAATGGAGCAATTTTAAATTATTGCCTACTGTAATTCTAACATATTTTTGTAAAAACAAAAAATTATCTAAAGAGTGGTTCAATACTGCACATACAATTTGCATGAGGAACCTCAGGGAAGGCATCCACTCTGTAGAGTCCTTTTATACTGACTGAAGCGGGTAAACCCTCTACAGCGTTCGATGATGTAGCAAGGACTTCGCACACTTCACTTCCACCGTACGATTTATGTGCAGCAGATAACCGCCAATACGCATGATCTACGTTTAATTCTTCCATTGAAGATAAAACCGCTTTATGCATTGCTTTATTCTCCTCAGTCCGATTTATTCTAGCCAAGCCTCGTGCAATACAGGACCTATGACTCTCTTTAGGGTCAACTAACTTCTTTTTTAGTACAGATAAGCCCTGCTCTCTTTCACGCCGGCTTTTTAAGACTTGAGTCTCTAGGGTTGCGTACATTCTTTTAGCCAATACAGTCAACCTGTCCGCCGTATTTGCGTCGTTTACTTTTTCTCGAAGGACTGAACGAGCTACTTTTGTTGACAAGTCATTTATTTGGGTACGTTTAAGTTTGAACTCATCACCTGCAGCTCTATTGACTCCAATCATGTAAGTCTTGACCGCCCCCTGGATATTGGACTCGATCAACTGACCCGCTTCCTTAATCTTAGCTTGTACAATCTTACGAATCTTTTTTTGGGCTTCCTTTTTGTTCTTCACCCTTAGCTGCCCATCAGACCCTCGCTCTTGATCCTCCAAAAGAAGAACACGCTCCACTTCTACTATGGCATCTAGCATAATCCGGCGAAACTGCCCTTCTTGTTTAGGCAATCGATTCAACACCCTTCTCTTAGCGTCTCGTATATGCTCGTTACGCTCCCCTTTTCTCACTGCCTTGGGGTTGGAGTACAAAACATCTTGAGATCCATCTGTGAAGCGTACAGAGTGCCTTGTGGCTACAACGCCACCCTTAGTCCCAATCTCTTTTGGCTCAAACTTCTTAGCCATCTAGCATTTCTCCTGTTGCATTAAGAGAGTTCTTCTCACCTGTAGCAATCGGATCTGGTCTAACCGGGTTAGGATTACCCTTGCCTCTTCCTTCTTTGCTTTCCTCTAGCAACTCACTCATCTCTACTTCTTCTCCAAACATTTGCCCAATACCGAACTCTAATTCAGCCATATCCTCTTTCTCTGCTTTGATGTCCTCTTTCATCTTTTCGATCTCACGTTGACTTAGGCCCATCTTCATCATTTCGTACCGCTTAGAACTCAATCCTAAATCTAATCGCTTCATTGCACGATCTAATTCAATCGATTCATCACGAGGCAAAGGAGATGGGAACATCACTTCATTACGGTACTTATTCATCTTATTTAACTTATCAAACTTGCGACCAAACACAGGGTCGGCTAGGGCTGTGATCTTCATAAATAAACGATTGACCAATCGAAGACCTGAGCCGTAAGATTGGATCTTCACCTGCCTTGCCTCTAACATAGGCATATACCTCATTGAGACTGAAGCTCCGGTCTCCCGGTTATTCACATTAGACGATAAGGCAATCTCTGGTACGCCTCCTACTTCATGCATAGCCTTCTTGATGATTTGCAAGTATTCGAGTGAAGCTGATAGCTCACCACTTAAAGCCAGGTTTTCAACCTCTGCATTTTCGGGTAGCCCCCACATGCGATTGGCTCCCCGCTCTAGTTGAGTGAGTTTAGCACCTTTTACAATAGTGACAGGACTTCCGTGATAGTTAATGACATCAGATATATCCGTACTCTTCTCATTGAACTCTCTTTGCAGCGAGATGATGTCTGCAAGATCTGATCGACCGTAAAATTCACCGGCAATGGGATAGTTTGCAATGTGAACAATAGGAATTTCACCCAATGGGTTTGGACGCTCTTTTTCAATCCCATCGGGATGGTACTCGATTACTTTGTCTTTGTACCAGCGTTCCCCATACCATACAACATCGTTGCTCTTTAGATCTCCAAACCGAGATTGATATTGCATATCCCCATTTTTGAACTTAGGAAATAAGATCAATACTGAGTTGACTTTCTTTCGATCCACTCCGTGTGGACCTCCAAAAGAAGGGAAAACATATTGGCTAGGTAATACATCTACACGAGCGTATGGAGGCTCAATTGGATCAGAGTCTTCCCATGAAACACGTAAGAAGACATCCCCACTGATGGATCCCATTTGCGCCATCTCAAAAGCAACCATCTCTTTACGATTCATTTCCCAAGTACGCTCTAG